TAGTGTGATATGTACCACTTGCATTGGTAGATGCACCATGACCTACCGCAGTCATAGCTGTGGCAGTTCCTGATACCATTTTACCAGCCTCATATCCAATCAACGTCAAACCACTTGAGGTGTTAGTTTCACCAGCTTCAGAACCAATTATAGTTCCATTACCTGTTGTGGCTGCACCTGCTTGTAATCCTATAAATACACCACGGTTTGTACCATCCCTGTGAGCTTCATATCCTATAGCTACATCATAATTAGCACCAGCTCCTGCACCTAACGCATTATATCCTATAACCACTGTGCCAGTTATTGTTGAAATTGCATCAGCAGCTCTAGAGCCAATTATAGTATTATAATGTCCTGTTGATACAGACCTTCCAGCGTGGTAACCCATTGCTGTATTTTCAATACCTGAATTTACATTCATCAAAGCTTCATAACCTACACCTACATTTTGGCCTGCACTTCCAGCGGCTGTACCAAATCCAGCGTTGTATCCTACCCAAGTATTGTAATTTCCAGTTGGATGATATCCAGATTGGTAACCTACAGCTACTCCTCCGGCTCCACCAGACACTTTAGTCATAGCTGATACTCCTACAGCTACATTATAAGCCTGTGAACCTGTTCTCATAGCATACGCACCTACAGCGACATTGTTATCACCACTGTGGGCATTCATAGCAAAATATCCAACTGCTGTGCTAGTACCTGCTCCATCTAGCGTTCCCATTGCTTGAGAACCAACAGCTGTGCTATAGTTGCTAGTTGTATTGAATTTTCCAGAGTTTAATCCTATAAAGGTATTGTCGGTTGCGTCAGTTATACTTAAACCGGCACCACCTCCAACAGCTACATTATACTGACCATCTTTAATATTTTGTAATGCATAAGCACCAATTCCAGTATTATCTGTTCCTTCTGTGCCTGTAGAATCTCCAAACATCGCACGGTATCCTACTGCTGTATTTCTATGTGCAGCACCTGATATGGTTTTTAAAGTTTCAACTCCTATACCTGTACTATAATATCCACTATAATTACCTATACCTGAAGTATGTGCAAAACTACCACTTCCGATAGCAAGGTTACCATTAGCATCTATATTTGCATATATTTTACCAACTACAGTCACTTCAGCTTGATTATCTGGACTTGTTGTACCAAAACCAATATAACCGCCATTCATATAAGAAGCACCATTAGCATCTAAGTAAATTGAATTACCGCCTGTAGCACCTCTTAAATATAATAATCCGTGGTCACTAGAAGAAGTTATTAAACTAATAGTTTCTGTGCCTTCATCATCTAATATTCTAACTCCTCTTGCTTCATTTCCTGCGGTTCTTCCAATTGTTAATTTATATCCGTCATAAGTTAAATCAGCACTACCTTCTATACTGTTAGATGTTGAAGCACCGAAGGCTACTTGGTTGTCTGTTATAGAACCACCGATAGTACCTCCACCACCAGCAGCTACAATAGCTCCTGAGACTGTGTTAAGATATTTGGCTGTAATTAAATAATCGTCTTGACTTGAACCGGGATATGAATCCCCATCAATTAATATGTCACTTACTGCGTGACCTCCCATTGTAAAGTTATCTGAGGTTGCTGGAAGTGTTACACCACCAGAAGCTGTAATTAGGCCGGCAATACCTAAAGTACCAGCCATTGTCATATTACCATTAGCGAAATCGTAGGAAGAACCTCTGAAATTAGTACCGTGAGAATTGTCTCCAAAATATATAGTTCCATTACTATATATGTGGTCTGTTTGTAAATATAATTTTCTATTGTCTGTTGTAGTTGTTAATCTTACCACTTCACCATTACTACTAGTGTTGGTAAATAATGCAGCTAGACCGGTACCAGCAGCAGCTACATGTAGAGGTTGGCTCGGTGCAATTGTCCCTATACCTACTCTTTCGTTTGCACCATCAAAAGCAACATATGTTCCATTACTTTCATTTTGAATAAACACATCATCATCAGCAACTAAAAATATATCATCATCTGCATGAATCATTAAATCTTCAGGGTTGTCTGTGTCTGCTTTAATAAATGTATCTGCAGAATCAAACCTTAGCTCTTTGTTCTCAGCTACTGTTATGTGGTCACTAAAAGTTGAAGTTCCATATACAGCTAATCCACCTACTGATAAAGTCGTACCATTAAAGGTCATATTAGCAGAACCAGCAAAGGCACCACCATTGTTATATTGTACTTGTGTATTGCTACCGCCCGGAGTAGTTCCTCCACCTCCTGCTAAGTGTGAAAGGTCAACGGTAACATTAGCAGCCCCTTTGACTGCCAAAGTAAGGACATCGTCAGAATTATTTAACGTTGCCCCAGTAACATAATAATTATTTCCAGCTGGTGCTGCGGCCTCTATGCGTTTGTTACCCACTGCATTGTGGGCTAAACTTTTCAGTACTTTTGTATATCGTGCCATCTAGTCACCAGTTAAAAATGTTGGGGAGATTGAGGTTCTCCCCGTACCTTTCATAAAAAACTATTAGAACAATCTAAGCGTTAATTACTATTTGTCCAGCTTCTGGTCTGACGATTTTCAATCCATATCTCATAGACATGTATGAACCGACAATTCCGAAACCGGGATTTGCTTCCTCAACCGTTAAAGGTCTTCTTTCTACGTAAGCCATTGGCTTGGTAGATAAATCGAAGATACCCATGCGGTCTTGTGGAACGTATGCATTTACTACGACTTGTAAACCATAGATTTGTCCAGCTAAGCCACCGTTATTCAACATTCCGCTGAATGGGTTGCTTTCTGGAGCGGTAGGCATTACGTTTGCACCAGTTGCGACAGAGCCTGATACTGCCATTGTGTTTGTGAAAACACTAGCAAAATCAGCCATCTTTAGCAAGTTCTCGTAGTGAGCTGGGGAAATGAACAAGTGAGTTGCACTTGCCCCGTGCTTTGACATACGAGAGATAGCAGCAGCAATATCGGATAATGCGATAGCTCCTGCGGTATCGTTGGTTGCGTTGTTGTAAGACTTAGCTCCTGAAAGGACAGCTATTGTTTGGTCTGCGTATTGGTCTAGACGACCAGCAAACGTTGCGTCTTTTCCTAAGAAACCACCTTGTGGGTTGCTTGAGAAAGTATCGATAGTTGCTTCAGTGGTTGTAGCACCAATGGCGACTGTACCGAAAGTAGCGTCTGCTGAGCCAGAACCAAAAATAACCTTTACTACGTGGTTAGTCATGTGTCTGTCTACAGCTCTGCGAGCTTCGTTCAATGCCATTTCAACTTCGTTGAATCTTGAATCTTCTATCATTCTTCGGGTTACACCTACTGCAAGACCCCACTCTTTAACTGCGACTCTCTCGGAGCGTAGTTTAGTGTGTTGGTATTGAGGAGTGTTTCCTTCATCTATTTGTTCCATCGACATCGATGGTTTTGCGAAAGTGATATCAATATCACCGCCTGTATCAGTCGTCATTGGGTCTGCAAAGAATGCCATTACTGGTAAATCTGTGACTCTGTAGTCACGGATTGCTTCTTTGTAATCAATGAGGACTCTTTCACCTGCACCGCCATCGACGGAGCCTGTGTTCAAGCTTGTTAGTATACCGGGAGTTGCGTCAACCATTTAATCACCTTATATAGTCAATACCTTGACCAATCTGATTCCAGTTCCAGACCCAGATTCCAAAGCAATTGCGAAAACTGCTCCAGCAGTTGCTCCTGCTTTTAGGACTCCGTTTCTTGCAGCAGCGCCAGCATCTACTTCTAAAGTTGCTCCACTTGCTACAGTTCCTGTTACTGCGGCGTTCAATACGACACCTTTTCCGGATACGATGCTGCACGGTCCATCTGCTACAGCGTCAGTAAGGGCGAACCCAATTACTTTCTTTGAAGCAGCTCCTTCATCGTGCCTGACTTTTCCATCGGTGTGCATTTCACATGCGTGACCACCGGATAGAACAGCTTTGGCTGTAAAAGGAAGGATACGTGCTGGTGCACCACCATCATTTACTAAAATTTCTGTTGCCATTTTTAGTTACCTCTATAGTAGTTTCGGTCAATTTTAATTTTTCCGTCTACCATTTTCATACCGAATTTTCTTTCTGTTGGTTCTGGTACTTCACCCTCGTCGGCTGCTTTACCTTTACCGAAAGACCTTTCGACATCGTTGCTTGGCTCTGGCATTGCTGCTAGAGCGTCGCTGAATCCAGTCAATCTGGACTCATCCCATGCAGAGAGTTCCTCGACACGAGCATCCTTTTTATCTTCTTCGACTGAGCCGAATAAGACTTCTTTGGATATAATTGCTTCTACTGTTTCTAACTTTCGTGCTTCTGCTTCCTTAGTTAGTCTTTCTTCCTCTGCTTCTTTGAAAACTTCTAATTCTTTCATAGCTTTCTTAAATTCAGATTAGATTTCCTTCTTGGATGCTTCTGCAGCTTCAAGTTGTGAACGTAGAGAAGCGAACTCGCGTTCGACAATGTTCTCTGCCTCGGATTTTACAGTTGTTTCTTTTGTCTCTTCTGACATAGTTATTACCTCTGTTTTCCCGTCTTCACATTCACAGGATTCTTCTTGGCCACCACAACCACAGTCGTGGTCGTCTTCGGATTCTTGTGAATCACATTCATTTCCATCTATTGTACATTCTTTACAGACGGGGTCCATTTTTTCATTGTCAATGAAACTTACCTCTGTGGGACGAATGTTGGTGGCATAGGTGTCACCCATCACATCAATATCGTTTGAAAACCAATCGATACTAACATGAGTCATGTCCCCGTCCTTGACTTTGTTCATCACTTCTTGACCGCGTCCATACTTGTTAGATACTGTTGCCAACATCTTAACTGCGGTTTTTCCATTATCCATCTCGATTAGCTCAGGTTTCGTTGCCATGCCGATTAAATCCTCAGCTGTTCTTTGATGGTCAATATAAATCGGGAGTTCTGAGAACTTTTCAAGGTTGTCCTTCAACATACCTCCTTCAATATAAACTTTATGTTCTTCTCCTTTTACCTCATACTCATGAGGTCCGGATGTAATAGCGATAACTGGGAATGTAACAGAGTCAATTCCCTCATCGCTGGAAAATATCATACTGTCTTCATCACCCACAGATAATGCAAATGTTCTCTGTGTAGGTTCTGTAGACGTGCCCTCTGCAAATTCCCGCTCTACGCCATTCTCTTGCGCCCACATGCCACACATGCCAGCTGCAATCTCTTCAGGGTTATCAAAACCCCTTTTCTTCAGGTTTGATTTAGTTTGTATCATACATTTTTCAAATGTCATGCTCTATCTCCTGTTACGTTTGCGGAGGGTTGATTACCCCTATTTTGTGCTCTAGCAGATTCT